CACCTTCGTCACCGGCTCGTTATAGCCCCAGCCACGGATGACAAAGCCAACGGCGCGCTGACGGATGGTTTCCGCTTGGGTCGTGACGCTGCTGACAAGCCGATCGGTCACCTCGGATGATGTGCCGATCAGCGGTCCGGCCGCAAAATTGGTTCGCTGCCAACCGGTGCGCGAGGTCTCGACCGAATTCCAGACGGTTTGAGTGTCCGACCAGAGATCCATCGACGGATTGAGGGTCACCTCAGTCGCCGGGGGCGCGAACGAGGCGTATGGGTTGATCTTCGACTCGCCGGTGATCTGGAGCTGCTGGAACACGTTTTCGGACGTGTATGCCAGCGTGGTATTGACGACGGGCATGGTGGTGACGGTCGGCTCGATCGGCAGCCACAAGAGACCGCCGAAGATCGCGCCGGTCTGCGCAAGCCCTTGATCCCGCATATCGTCGTCGATCAGCGGATCGACGAACACGCCCCGCTTGGACGAGACATCCTTGCGATCAACATCACGCTGCAGACGCTCCTCCGCGACCAGCGCGTAGAGATCCGTGACCATGTTTTCGAGACTGCGCAGATCCGCAAACGGCATGCGGACGGTGCCGACTTGCCGAACGGTCGGGAGCAGCCCCCAATTGTTGAAGACATCCGCCAGCTTCACGAGCGTCGCCGCAACGGAGCAAGTCTGCGGCGCGAACAGTGACGAGATCCCCTTGAGATAAGAGATCGTGCCGGCCTGATCGACCACGATCGCGTCGTAACGCGGCAGCTTGGTATCGTACTTCACGAACGCCGTGGTGCCGTCCGCTGCGCCAGAGATCTTGAAGCGGTCGCGCTCGACGTCGAACGGGACCGCGTTGGTCAGATAGCGATAGGTGACCTGATAGGTCGAGCCAGGCGCCATCTCGGCGCCGGAAGGTGACCAGTCCACGGCCGCCCCGGTCAGCTTGTAATCGGTCGTCGGCGTGTAGGTGGTCGCCCCCTGCTTCACGAGCTGGATCGTCAGCACGGTCGGGTCCGGCAGAGCATCAGACACGCCGGTGTAGGTGCCATGGGTCAGCGTCACCGTCTTTTCAGCGATGATGGTGACTTCCTTGACCGCCGCGATCGGCGCGAAGCGCAGGACGATGGTCTGCGTGCCGGAATTGACGGCATGGGGCTCGTCATCGACCGCGTAGACCTCCGGTTCTTCGGGGACGCGGAGGCGGAATGAGGACGGCCGCGTGCGCTTGTAGCCGTAGACATTGATTGTCCCCTCGGACACCGAGAAGACCTGTTTGCCGAGCTCGTCAGGGCCGAGCGGCTGCACCTTGAAGCCGTCCACGACATAACCGCCATGGGCCTCGCGATCATAGCGGGCAAGCAAGTTTGCCCAGGCATCATCGAGACCAGGCTCGTTCGGCGTCTCGATCTGGCCATCCTTGACGGTGTAGACCGGAAAGAAATCGCCGTCCTCGCCGTCACCGTCGAATCCCCAGCGCCCTTTCATGACGAGCGCCGAGGCACCGGGTTCGCCTTGCGCGCGGGTGCCCGGCGCCGAGCCCTTCAGGGTCGGATCGTCTTCATAGGTGACGGTGTAAGTGCGCAGGCGGATGCCGATCACCACGGTACCGACCGCGGAGATCGTCAGCTTGCGTGCCGCGACGTCATGCACGGCACCGCGGATGTAGACCTTGGCGTCAGCCAGCGAGGCCTCAACGGTCGCGTTCACGATCGGACCGAGCACGATCGCGCCGCCGCTGACCAAAGCGCCGTCACGCCAGAACGCGTCGGCAATCTGCTTGACGCGATTGGCCTCGATGTCCTGCGAGACGTTCAGCTCGTTCGCGGTCAGAAACCGGTCCGAATGATGCGCGAGACGCTGAAAGCCCTTCGCGGGGTCGAACGTGTTGAGGTAGTCGGGGAGATTGTCGCGAGCGTCCGTCATCAGATCACCAAGACGTAAGAGAAGCCCTGCCGAGCACTCGGCGAGCGATTGATGCCGGCGAAGCGATCGAGCAGCAGCAGATAGCCCGGCTCCGCAATCTCTTCCGGCGTGAGATAAAGCTGCCCTTCCGGCACGCCTTCGGCGCGCACGCTATCGACGAAGATGCCGACCTCGCGGATGGTCTCGGTCGAGGCTTCGAGGAAATCGAACTGGACCGCGACGTAAAGATATCGGGTGGCATCGGGCGACACCGACCAACGCTGACCGCCGGGCGTGAACAGATTGCCGTCCGGATCTGGAACGACGAATTCTACCGAGGCGGCAACACGGCGGCCGACTTCGCTGACGAGCTCGGTATCGCCGGCACCAAGTGGGGGCGTGCCGTAGACGGCCTGAGTCTGGACCGTGGCGCCGGGCGCGATCGCGCCGCCATTGACGCGGGTCACGATGCCGTTGTTCGCATCGAAGAGATAATCTGCAGGCGTCGCGAATGTCTGCGAGTTGCCCACGGCGCCGACCACGAGCGAGGCGACCGGCGCGTGATCCAGTGTCAGCTTCTCCGGTGCGCCGGCAAAGGTCTTGTTCTTGACGTCCGTTGCGCCCCACCAGGCGGCACCGCGGCCCCAGGCGAAGAACATCGGCCGCGACTTCAGTGCCGCAGCCAGACCGGCACGGCCGCTATTAACCAGAAGTGCCATCCGGCCCCCCATAGATTGCAAAAGGTTCGAATTGAGACCACGCGGCCAATGGCCAGCGGCCATGCGGCCAAGGCATCATCACGTCTTTGCCGAGATTGATCGTCTCGCCGGACAACGACGCCTGGATTGCGATGACGGACGGTTCGAGCACCTCGCCGTCGAGCTGCGAGCGATCGAGGACAAAGCCTTCCTCGAACCGCGCGGTGCCTGAGATCAATCCGTCGCTGCCGCCCGCAACATCGGCGTGGAAATCGATCTCCACCCCATGCAGGCGACCGAATGACAGTTTCGGCGCGATGCCGTCGAGGAAGACGCCGGACCAGTCGTCGAGCAGCGCGCCATCGAGGCGCATCATGTCGAGACGCATCGGTCGCACGTCATAGCCGCCATAAATGCGGCCCAGAACCGTGCCAGCGTTGCGCGAGAGATCGTCGGCACCGATCAGCCGGACTATGACATCGAGCGCATCAGGCGCCGCCGCCAGCGCGATCTGATACATCCACCATTTGACGTCCCCGACCCGCTCTTCCTCGACCGGTCCAGCTCCGCCATAGCCATCCGGAACCTCAAGGCCTTCGAGGCCGAGCCAATCGAGCACGAAATCCTCGGTTGCCGATGGCGTCCCGCGGACGCGCTGCCAGGCACGCCCCTCTTTCAGGGTCTTGAGCAGATCCCCGACATAGGGGGCGATCCGGTCGAGCCCGTAATGGATTACGAGCCACGGCAACCAGTCGGCGGGAAACTCGGTCACGCCGATCGTGCCGAGGCGCGGGATCTGCGGCGCCAGCGGCGCGCGCGCGTCCATCACCTCCGCAAGCGAGCGTTCGAGCGCCGTCGAATTCGGCGGCAGCACGTTGACGAGCGATTGATCCATCACCAGTCCCGGCCGGCCTGCTCGATCAGCGCGGTCCCAAGCTTGGCAATCTCGTTCGGCGCGATGACGACATTCGCGGCAGGCTCGATCAGCTCAACGGACTTCACGCCAGGCGGAGACAGCTGGGCGATCAGCCAGGACCGCGTGATATCCCGGCCAAGCGCCACATGCTCCGCAAACGCGGCCTCAAACCCGTCTTTTACAGCATCGAACACCGGATCGATGGCGTCACGATCGAGGGTCAGCACCGCCCGCACGTTGACGGTCTTGCGGACAGCCGGCGACACGGTCACGCGGATGCAGCGCGGACGGACAGCGCGGGACGTCAACACGGCCCGTACCGTCGCCAGCAGCGCGGCATCGGGCACGCCATCACCGAGCTTTGAGCGCACAGCGACATCGACCCATCCGCCGCCGTCAGCGACATTGACTTCCGCGACGTCCGCCGACGCCGCCTGGGCATGCCACAGATACCAGTCATCCGGCCCGGCCGCCGAAGATCCGCGGCGGCGCGTGATGACACGCGACCGCAGCTCCGGATCTTTCTCGCTGGCGCGCCGCTCCAGATCGACCTCAGCGGCATGCAGTTCCAGATCGCCACCCTGCGCAAAATTGACGAGGCGCACGACACGCGCGGCATCGTTGAGCTCGCCGACGAACAGCATGTCGCCGAATGCGGCGACTTCGAGCAGCGCCTTCGCAGGGTCGCTTTCGAGGATGAGCGTGTCGAATTCTGGCAGAACCGGATCTGCGGCTCGCTTCGCCTCCCATAGCGTCTTGAACTGAGCAACCCGCGCGGCGAGCGAGGCCTCATAATCCAGTTCACGGACAACGACCGGCAGCGGCAGCCTGTAGAGCGCGAGCTCCAGCGGCGAGGACGTCGTCATTGCGAGGCTCCACTGAGAACGCGCAAGCCCGAGGCGTTGCCGCCGAGGCGAACCGACCGGATATCCTGCTCCGGCGTAAAATCACCGAGATGACCGCGCGGCATGTAGACGCCCTCGATCTCGAAGCCGAGCGCGCCCTTCAACATCTGGTCGGAAGAGCCACGCGGCACGATCCGGATGACGCGGTAGCGCGGCTCCCACGTGTCGATCGCGATGCAGATGGCCGTCCAGAACCGCAGCACGGTCGAGGGCGTCATGTTCTCGCCCAGGATCTTCGGCACGAACGAGCCGAACCAGCGGCGCATGACGCGCTGTCCGAAATGCGTCGTGAAGATCACG